CTCTTTAAATACTCTACACTATCAGGGTGAGCATCTATAGAACTTTTACCATTTGGACTAATTAATTTCATAATTTTCCTCGTTAAACTGCCACATCAGGATTAGTTTCCTTGACATGATAAGTTGTTAAAAATGTAAGCGAAACATAGCCCATAGGCTGTTCGCCTTCCGCATTGAACTCTATTTCTGTTGATTCTAAAAAAGTATCTTTTGCAAGACCACCTAATGTAGTATCAGCAGCAATAGCTTCTTCAACTTCTTTGCATATTGTATCAATTATATCATCAAAATTAGTAGTGCCTTTAGCATAACCTTCTACAACCACGCTTAAATCTCTTTGCATAACTCTATCAGTATGCATTACCAATGGCTCTGATGTTTCTGATTTTGTGTAAATTACCAATGCTGGAAGAGTATCTAATGGATAAACTCTTGACTCATGCACTCTTGTTCCTGTTGTTGTTAAATTATTTAGATTAGTGCCAAAGTATTCTCTTATTTGTTGTCTTACATGATTAGCCATTACACTTCCTCAAGAATAAGAGATGAAAAACCTGTGCGATCTTTTTGTACATTGACAATAGTATAGTTTTGAGCAGCTTTAAGTGTATTACCGTTTACATCTTTTATAGCTTCAACATTTAATGTATCTCCAAAAGATGCGTTTGGAACATCGACACTTCTAGCATGAGCAGTTGGCTTCAAAGCCTCTAATCCAATTCCTTCATCTTGTAATATATATTCATTATTTAATATTATGCTTATAGATTTAGAAGTGCCTCCTCTTGTATAGGTTGCGCCTACACCATGCCCAAAATCTTTATCTAAATAATTAAGCATATCCGCCTCTGTTTCTAATCTATATTGACTCATTGTTTTTGTAAAACTAATGAGACCAAGCCTGTATTATCAGGCTCAACTATTTTTACTAAAAATGTAGTTGCTGCAACAAGTGTATTACCCTGATCTGTTGTTATAGCATCTACTCTTAATTCATCATTTTCTGATATAAATGGAACGTCTGTAGCTTTCACTACTGCTCTTGGCTCAAATCCATCCACATCAACAGTACCGCCACCGATACCAAAATATTCCTGATCTATAATTAAATTTATTATTTTAGTAGCACCATCATCAATAAAGCTCATAGTATCTATTAATGGAAAATCATCAAAGAAGTTCTGCTGTTTTTCAATAAAAGTACCTGTAACACCATGACCTGTTGTGGCTTCTACATAGCTTGAAAAATCAGCAGCACTCTCTAATGGCATTATTTTTTACTTCTTTTTTTAGGTTTAGGAGTTTCAGATTTTTCTAATCCTACGCTTCTATTAGTTTCTTTTTTTGGCTTGCCTTTGTATTCTTCAGCTTTACCATAACCAACCAATGATCTACCTTCATCAATAGGTAATTCAACAACATCACCTGCTTTAACTTTTTCTTTGTTTGCAACTGTATCTGCAAGTATTAAATATTTCATAGTTCCTCTCTTAAAAGCGGAGGGCATTAAGCCCTCCGTGTTTTTGGTGCTTAAAACCATTTATTATGATGCAGCACAGAATGAGACAGCATGCCTCACAGCTACGTCAACTGATTGTAAAGCCACAACTCTAACTGTACCTGAAGTTGAATTGCTATAAGGATCAACTAAAATATCTAACCCTCCAAACATTCCAATAAGTAAGTCATTGAAGTTACCAAAGACGTAATTGTTAGCTGTAAGCTGTGGTGAAACAACAGCTCTATAGCCATTAATTTCATCGTTTGCAGCTACGAATTGCGCAGTATTGGTTGCTTTCTCAGTAGTTTTAAGTGTGCCATAGTTTGATGGATGTACTATGTAAGCTAAGTCGCCTAGTAGTGCATTATCAACTCTAACAGCAGTTTCCATTGAAACCATCTCAGCAAAAGTAGGAGCAGCAGCACTTGAAAGTGATACTGAGTTAATTCCTGAAGTGTTAGTAATACCTGTTGGATTACCTGAACTTCCAGAACCTTCTAATGCAGCGTCATCAATAGCAATAGCCATTGAAGCAGCTAGATCGTTTCTGATTAAGTTTTCTACATCTAATGATGATTGGATCATAAGTTGTCTAGTAACGTCTGTAAAAGCTCCAAGAGACTTAGGACTCATAGAGACTGAACCAACTGTGAACTCACTTTCACCAGCAGCTCCGCCTTCTGAACTAATAAACGCAGCAGTTGATGCAGCAGTTTTTCTTGGGATTTTTACATCGCCAGACAGACCATTTAGCATAGTTGCTAGTGGCATGACAGCAGAATTATTACGTAAGACATCTATAAAATCGCCTGCACGATAGTCTTGACCAATAAGGTCACCATCTGATCCAGCACTTAAATCTCTCTGACTCCAATTTCTTAGAACTTCAGATGGCAACATTACTCCTTGAGCAGTTTGCCCGTATGATCTTTGTGCTGCTTCAGAAGCTTCAAATTCAAATCTAGCATTTTCTTGAGCTTTCCTATCAGTAGGATTTGCCATTGCATTGATAGCTCTCATAATGCTAAATCTTTTTGTTTCTTTTTCTGTAAGACCAATATCTTTTGGAGTTTCTAAAGGAGTATCATTAGAAATGTTGTCTAATAAAATACCTCTAAATTCTTCAACAGATTTGCCTTCAGAAATAGCTTTATGAGCTAGGTCTCTTTTGTTGTGCTTAACAGCTAAATCAAGAATCTCTTTTGAGTTTCTTGCAAATTCTTTTTTAGCAGCTTCAGCACTTTCTGACCTAACTTCATCAAGATTAATTTCTTGTTTTTCGTTTGACATAATTTGTACCTTTGTTTTTACTTTTTTGTCTTTAGAGCGTCCAACTCCAACAAGCCTACTTTGATCAGCAGGAACACTAACACTTGAAACTTCAAGTGGTGTCCAACTAGCTCTATAATAGTTCTCGTCTTTTTCTTTCACTCTGGTTAATTTATCTACTCGATAGCCTACGCTTATATTCATGCGTATTCCATCAAGCACATCCCTAAAAACTTCTTCAGCAAGTTTAGATCGTCCAAATCTAACTACTGCTACTGTTCTTTGTGCAGCCTGATCTAGTTTAAATTCTTCTACCACACCAATTTGTTTTGTCATATCGTGATCCAACAATAAAGGTGATCTTCCAGATTGCATAAACTCCATGTTTATTTCATCTGGTGAATGTCCTAGAATTTCCATTCCAAAACTTCTCTCTACAGGCTCAGTTGATGAAACGCCAACTCTTACTAACCTTTTTTCTTCATCTACATAATCTGATCTTGATAAATCAATAGTTCTGTATTTGACATTGAGATCAACTACTTTCCTATCTTTTTCATCTTCATCTTCGTCATAGTGATAAGGTCTTGATTCATCGGTTGCTTCAACCTCTTCGCCTTCTTCTTCTTTATCCTCATTTTGTTTAGCAAACTCAATAACTACTTTGTTATCAGCTTCGCTAATATTGAGGATATGTCTATCTTCTTTATCTACCATAGATTTCTCCTCTTTGCTTGATAAAGGATGTGATTCAGGAAGCAAATCAGTATCATGCTTCCCACCTTGAAACCTCCCATTGCGTAATGCAAATAAGAAGCTATTAACTCTTGCGTACGCCCATTGTTCAGGTGAGCTTACATTAGGTCTTACTGAAGCAGGATTGGTCTTATATGCACCAATACCTCTTTCAAAGACTGCAAGTAGTGTTCTGTAAGTTGTTCTTTTAGAAGCAGTATTACCAACTTCTTCATTATGCTTTTCTACTTTTTCTTTTAATCCTTTTTCTACTGCATCTGAAACCTGTCTTTCATTATCTACTTCTCTGACTTCAATTTTATTACCCATGCCTTTATGGTTGACACAGTAATAATATAAATCAGGAGTATCTTCCATAATCTCTATACTAATTGATGCTCCATCTTCACCTGCTTTACCTTCAACACTTACGCCTTTTGTGTACGCACTACCTTCTCCATGAGTACCATCTTCTGTTGTTGAAAATCTTAATGCGTGTGTTTTGTTGGAAGCATCACTTAAATCAAACTTATATGTATTACCTTCTAGCATAATAAGTCTTGGTGAGAGTTCGCCATCCAAATAAAACTTGTTACCCTCACCATACTTATTTTCACCCTTTTTGATAATTACTTCATATTCAATTGTTTCTTGTCTTGTTTCCATTTCTCTATCCTGTTGTGCTTGACTTGCTGATCCTGATTCTTTTTGTTCTAAATATTTTATAGCTTCTAGTATTACGTCCTTCATTTTTTGTTCACCAAGATTACCAATAACTAGCCATTTAATCTGAGCTACTACACCTGCAATGTTTGATGGTCTTGCTTTTTTATCACCTGATTT